TACAACGAAAGTAGATACGAGAGCTAGAGCCAGACAAGCCGCAGTGCGCTTCGAGTCAGATGATGACGCCGACGTAGGAACGAGGTTAGGTTTAGGCTTTAGGATAGGAGCAACACGTTTAGATTTACAGCCTAACGGTAGACGCTGATGGCTAAACTACTTCAGGGTAGATTGCCTTTAGTAAACCCGTTTTACTCACGGGTCGTAGATACATATACATTCAATAGATTCGTTAGGATTTTAGAGATAAGTTTAGATGCTTTCGACCCTAGTGCGACTCCTCAGTTTACAAGCGCCGATCGTGACCAAAGACAGTTCGCTGCTGGCGATATTATTTGGAATACTACAGAGGGCGTTCTTCAAGTATATTTAGGCAATGTTTGGCAGAATATATCGACGCCAAGTACGTCAGGGCTGAGTGCAACAGGGAGCGTAGGCACAGTCCAAGTTGTTACGAATGGTAATGTCGTAGTAGCGTTATAGTTATGAAAAAGACGAAGAAAAAACCTAAAGTCCCTGCGAAATACCTAGCTGGTTTGAGTCCGAAAGAAAAAGAAAAGCGGAAAAAAGAAATAGCTAGGAATAAAAAGAAGGCAATGGATGATCCTTCTGCTTACAAATTTTCGACTGATAAGAAAAAAGGTAAGCGTAGGAAAACCATTGAATCTAAATATACTCGCAGGTTTAAAGAGAGGTTTGGCAAAAAGTCATGAGTCTTTCAGATAAAACTAAAAAAGCCTTATCGAATAAAGCAGAAGCAGCCCGTAAAAAAGGCAAAAAAGTAACCGCTGGTCAACTTGCTCGCGTATATAAACGAGGGCTTGCTGCGTATAAAACAGGGCACCGTCCTGGAACTTCACAACACCAATGGGCTATGGCTCGTGTAAATTCTGTATTGACAGGTGGTAAAGCTGCTACTGTCGATAAAGATATTATGAAAGGCGGTAAAGCTAAAAAACCAGCCGCTAAGAAAAAGCCAGCTAAGAAGAAAAAATCATGACACGACTTTTCGATGACGAACAAAGTTCTTCATTGATTACTTCGATGATGAATCCTGAATCTAACGCTTCTAAATTTATAGAACAAGGCGAAGATATCGGGCTACCTCGCGATGTTACGATGGATATCCTCAATAAATACGCTACATATGGCGCGAATACGGGTATTGGTAATTTAGGAGGTGAGCGATTAGTCGGTTATCTTAACGAAGAGTACAGAAAACAAGTCGACGCACCTTTACAAGAAATGCCAAAAGAGGCGTTTATTGGTGGCATTATTCAGGCTTTGCAAAATTTAGGTACGACTGCGGTAGACAGTGTCAGAGATGTTTTGGGAGCGGCTCCAGAAGTTAAAGAACTTACTGGAGAAGCTGCAGATAAAGGACTTGCAGAGATTGATAAATTTTCAGCATCTGATACAGGCCAACCGATATTAGAAAATTATAATGCTGAGTTAGTAGATGCAAGTGGCAACCCTTTATTGCCAGAGGGTTCCTCTCGTATAGAGCGGTTTCAAAAATATTTAGAAGATAATCCAAAAGTTGCAGAGGGTTTGTTAGATTTAGGTAAAGTAGCGGGTAGAGAAATAGGCTCGGCGCTAACTCGCGGAGATACAAAAAGAAAACCATCTTTTCGCGCACCACGTCCTAGGTTTCAGCCAGGAAGAGTTAGAACACAACGTATAGGTATGGCGGAAGGCGGTAAACCCGAAGAAGGTTCTGTGCTTGGTCGTAGATTATTTATAGAAGGGGGCGAAGTTGATGGCCCTGGAGGGCCAAAAGAAGATTTAGTACCGATATGGGCAAGCGATAGCGAATACGTCGTTTCAGAAAAAGGCGTTAGAAATATGGGTGACGGCGATTTTGAAAAAGGGATCGCGGCTCTTGATAAAATAAATTTTGGTAAAGCATAATGGCTGAAGAACAACAAGCATATAGTTATCAAGCCCCTGATAGATTTCTTTATAATTTATTAACTGGGGGCGGGGATCAGTTTGGTCTACTCCCAGGAGTAGCTCAGTATTATGAAACTCAGCTTGCTAATTTAGGTGCACCAGATTCTAGTCCGTTTACTTATACTGGCGAGCGTATTGCAGATTTTTCTCCTAGAGAACAATATGCGATGCAACTCGCAGACGCAGGTATAGGCGCTTACGCACCATATTTAGCTCGCGCTACAGGATTAACAGAAGAAGCATTAGCTACACAAGCTGGAGGTGTTTCCGAAGCTAAAGCCGCTCAATTAAGAGCGCAACAACAAGGCGAAGATTACACCCGTACAGGTATTAGAGCGACTCGAGCTGCTCAACGTACATTAGATCCGTTTTTACAAAGAGCGGAAAGGGATGTCAGGCGTAGTCAACGAGATTTTGACCCGAGTTCTATAGATGCGTTTATGGATCCGTATGAAGATGCGGTAGTTCAACAAACGATAGAAGATATTCAAAAAGGACAAGCACAAAGCGATATCGCAAGACGCGCTTCAGATGTAGCCCAAGGTGCGTTAGGTGGTTCTAGGTCTAGGCTTTCGCAACAAGAATCTGATGAAGCAGCAACTAGAGCGATGATGAGAGAAGTCGGCGCTATTCGTAGTGCTGGATTCGGTAGTTCTCGTGACGCAGCGATGAGTGAGTTTGCTCGGCAACGAGCGGCAGACGCACAAGCTGCTGGATTACGGTCTGGTTTAGGGGCGCAAGCGTATGGCGCGGGTATGGGAACAGCGGGTGCACTTACTGGAGCAGGTCAACAGCTTTACGGAATGGGTGCTGGTTCTGCTGGCGCTTTACAAGGATTAGCTGGTCAATTAGCTGGAGCACAAACTGGCGCTGCAGGAGCGATGCAAGGATTAGCTGGCGCGCAACAAGGTTTCCGTCAAGGTGATGTTTCTTCGATGATGAACGTCGGTGCGATGAACCGAGCTAGAAATCAAGCGTTATTAGATCTGAATTATCAAAATTTCGTAGGCCAATATAATTTACCGCAACAACTGTTTTCTGGTTATGCTAATTTCTTAACAGGCGCTGGCCCGTTATTAGGTGGTGTAGGTTATTCTGGGCCTACACAAGCAAGTCCGTATGGTACAACTACTTACCCGACTCCTGGGATGTCTGAAGGTGGTCGAACAGACGGTGATCCGATACCAGAAGCAGCCAGCTTGCTGCGTATAAAAGAAGGGCCGAGAGGCGAAGACATAACCCCTGCACCTACTTCTCCTTTTCAAGTTTTAAAGTTATTCGGTGTCGAACAAGATACTATCGATGATTTAGTCATGTCAGCTGGCGATATGCCAAAAGGTTTAGTAGACCTACTAATTAAATACGGTCAAAAAGCTAGGGACGCTGGGATAATAGAAGAGCCTGAGAAAAAAGAAAAGGGAGGCAGCACCCTTCCAAATAAAGGGTTAGCAGCTTTAGCTAAAAAAGCACCTGAAGTTGTAAGACGTATGGGTTTCCAAGTCCCTCAAAAGAAACGCTCAGGCGGGATAGTAAACGCTCGTTTCCCAATGTCCTCTCGTAAGATGGGAGCATAACGTGGCTAACGGTCGTAGTAATTTCGGATTTAATGTTACTGGCGGCGGTGGAGGGCTGGCTAGTTTAGTTCAAACTCCGCAAGTAACCCCTGCTCGGGTGGGGCAGTTCGCCCCTACGCCTCAACGCCGTATACAGCAGGATGAAAAAGACCCACAAAAACAAATTCTTGGCGCTTTATTAGGAGCTGCCTCTCCTTTTTTAGCAGAAGCAGGATTAGGGGCGTTGGCTAAAATCCCAGGTGTCAGAGATAGATTATTTAAACCTGAGGCAGACATACAAGAAGATTTAGGTATCGCAGATCCGTTGACAGGACGAGATCCTGGACTTATTGATGAAGCCGGAAAACCCCGACAATTTGTTATTAGAGCGATTGAAGATTATAACAAAGGTAAACCACTTACTGATGATCAGTATGAGGCTTTAGAGGACGGTGATCTTTTAGACAAAATGGGTGTGGGGAAGGTTATACGAGAGGGTTTTGCAGACCCTATGGCTGTAGAAGAAGCAAAACTACGGCGTCGAGTAGAACGTGCATACCCGAAAACTAAAGCTCCAGAAGATAAAACGATGTTAGGTAAGGCACTTACAGAGTTACTTACTTATACTCCCGCCTTTGCTTTAGGTGACGAAGATGATGGGAGCGTTGCAGCGTTTATTAGTGCTGCAGGGGCGGGTAGAAAACTTAGATCTGCTACTGAGGACGTTCGTCTTAAAAATTATTTAGAGCGATCGTTAGAACGTAGTAAGGCACTTGTCGATGTAGGTAAATTTACAAGGAAAACAGTAAACGGAGCAATATTACAAGACGATCTGACTTTTAAACCATTTAAAAGAGAAGCGTTAGTTTCTCCAGACGGTACGACGGTATATCTCAAAAGCGAAGGTGATCCAGAAGTAGACGTTGCTTACGATACAGAAGGTTATAAACATCGTGTAAGCAGACCTGGACAATATTATATCAATAGTATCCATAGTACGAGTGACGATGATCCTGGACAGCCTAACACTGTCAAAATGATGAATATAGGTGCAGACGGAGCACCGACAATCGCAACTGCATATTCCCAATTTACTCAAACACCAGAGGGCCGACAAGTAAGATTAGGTATTTACGACTCACGGGAGGGCGGTAAGTTTACATCAATCGTCGATCTTCAAAATAAATATGCTGATAATTGGGTTTTATACGACGGTCAAGAATTCGAAGCCTTACGCCGAGCTGCCCGAGAAACTGCAGATGACGATCTCGTTAAAGAATATCAAGGTCGTGAAGAAAAAGAATTAGCTCTTATCGAGGTAGCTAATGTCGCTACAGACTTGTTAGATATTACTATGAGGGCCGAAAAAGAACCTCAATTAGTCACAACGGCGGGTGCTTTAGGCGAGTGGTACAACTCTTTTACTAATAATGTAAATGCTTTGTATAACCTTTTTAATCAAGGTGGCGATTTTATTTCCGTAAACGATGTCGTTTTCGCGAAGCAAAACGGAAGAAGTGCCCTTACATTAGGTAGACTTTTAAAAGCCTCTAATGCTTATTCTCAAACGATTGGTCAAACGACCGCGCAAGCTCAAGCAGATGAAGATGAACTTGTACAAGCACTTATCGCAGTTAGAGATGCAGGTGTAGAACAGGGGGCGCTTGGACAATGGTTAAATTTAGATAACGACGGTCTCAAAAAATTAGTTAGGGATAGAGGGGCTTTAGTTTCAGGGCAATTAAGATTAGCTTATGCAGCCGCCGCTGCGGATGGGCAAACAGGTACTTCATTATCTGATAAAGACGTAGCTAACTTTTTAACGCAAGTTGGTTTTGGCTCACAAGAAGCTACTGATATTGGCGCTAAAATTTCTAAATTCGTAAAAGAACGATTACAAACTTTCGATACAGGAAAATTTAGAGCGTTATCTAACCAAGCACGACGGCACGAACAACGTGATATAGATGCTACTAATAACGTGCTAATTTCTACGTTCCGAGTTCCTGAATCAGATTTAACAGCTTTAGCTGAAGTTGAAGTAGGCAGCGACGAAGAGCGTCGATTAGTTAATAAAATTGATAGACAAATACAACGCATTAGTGGTGGAAGTGCTGGTCATGAGTTTATTTATGACTCTGTAAATAAACGATATAGGTATAAACCTGTATTAGAAAGATTTCAAAAATACCCAGGAGTCTACAGAAAATATATGGAAAAATATTTTCCGCATTATGGTATTACCGAAGCGGAAATAAATCTCGACTATCTCGAAGATGACGATGAGACTACACAATCGAGAGCAGTCAATCGCACTTATACCCCAAGGGCTATAGTTCAGTGAGTGCTCCATACATTATTGATCTATTACCTGATTTTCTACAAACTCCAGAGTTTGATCAGTATGCTGCGAATTTATTGAATCAACCTGTTGCCGATTCGCCTTTTACGTTAGGCGAAATATTTGGTAATGATTCAACCCGTAGAACTTCATTTTTACAACAGACGTATATCCAACAGTTAGCTGAACAAGGTAACGAAGAAGCACAAATATTTAAAGATAGCAATCCAGATTTCGTAGAAAAGTATAATCTAAATCAAGAATTAATAGAGCGTTATAGAGATCCTAAAGACCCTGAAAGATTAAGATATACCGAAGCTATTACGCCAGTACAAGCCGCTGGGGTAAGAGATAGTTTATTCCCGACACGACGGGAACAAATGCAGCTCCCGACTGTTGAACCTTCTTCGTTTACAGAAAAAGAACGATTAGAAATCGCTTCTTACGGTGTAGATCCAGATTTTGTATACGAGGGTGATAAATCGTTTTTAGAACGATATTTAAACGCAGCAGGTATAAATGCGATGGCTCCTTCCGGAGTCAATCCAATGATGGGGCAGTTTTTAGAAGTAAATCAAGATTCTCCTTGGCGTATTAAAGCGTTTTTCTCACCATCTGTTTTAACTCCGAACGAAGCTGCAAAGCTATTAGAAAAAGAATCACCTAACGCTAAATTTCGTTATATAGATCCTCGTCGCCCAGAAATGGGTATCGCGATTATGGACGAAACTACTGATGGTAAATTCGTGCCTTTACGCCCATTACAAGGTAATAGGGCGGATTTAGAAGCAGTTATTCAGTTTATTGGAGAAGAAACAGCAACTTTAGTTTTAGAAGGTTTAGGTTCTAAAGGATTAGGTAAATTAATCGGCGAAGCAGGAACACAAGCTACTACTGCTGGTCGTTTTGGTCGAGGGGCGGCAGAGAGTGCGAATGTTGGCGTGGCTGCTGGATTAGGAAGGTTTGCTCAGTTAGCTTATGGTCGTTTCAAAAATATTAACAATATATCGTTTAAAGACGCATTCGATGATGCAGGTTTAGCCGCTGCTTTAGGTTTCGCTGGTTCTACAGTTACTGGAGCTGCACTAGCTACTACAGGGCGTATTTGGCAGTCTATTACAGGCGAAGCTATTCCTGACGAAATTATAGATAGATTGCGAGCAGCTTTAGAAAAATATAATCGTAAAGGTACTTCAGAAGAATTTACTTCAGAGGAGCTAACTCGTAGGACACGACAAGCTGCTGATGCAGTAGGCGAAAATATTGAATACACCCCGACATTTGGTGAGTTGACTCAAGATAATTTTCTTAAAGCCTTAGAATTAGAACTTTTTGCACAAACTGCTACTACAGCTAAAGGTAGGAAAGTTTTTGAAAATGTTTTAGAGAATAATTCTAATGCTGCTTTTAATTTTTGGACTGAGCTTACGAAAAAAGCTCCTGAATTAGAAGATATTTCATATTCAACTTTTAGAAACTTTTTAGCTAATCGACAAAAACAATTAGCTGAACAAGCCGAAAGAGCAGCTAAACAAAGTATTAGCGATATTGAAGCTGGGGTGAAACTAGATACAGCTTTACCTGACCAGCCGCCAGTCCAAATGCTTACCGTAGATGAGTTAGGTTCTACATTTACGCGAAACCAAGAGGATGGCAGTTTATTATATAGACGAAACACTCCTGAGTTTACAGCTCAGTTTGATGAAGCGTATAACGCCGCTAAAGATGCTGTTAGCCGACAAATCGACGTGCTCGGTGATTTATCATACGATACAGCGGAAGAATCAATAAGTTTAGTAAGCCCCGCGTTCCAAAAAATTTACGATACTGACGCTACCCGACAAACAATTATGCGAACATTAGGAGATGTAGAGGCTTCCGATGTTCTAA